GCCGTGGTACCGATGGAAACCCCGCCGGTGACTGCCGACGCCACCGAATTTGAGAACATGATGCTTTGGATATACGCCTGCGCCGGGATCGTGCCGATCACGAAATCCGTGGTGCCGGCGGCGACACCCGTGTTGAATACAAACGTCGAGAAGGGCGAACCTTGGGTAAACCCTTGCGAGAGGAAGAACCCAATGTCGGCCAGATTGATTTGCGCGCAACCGCTTGGGTTGAGCACATAGGATGGCTGCGGCGTGGTGGTCGAACTCGTATTGACGACGACGCGCGAGCCCGTAGAGGCGCCCGACACATCGCCCTGACACAAGAACTGTGACGCGGCTTGCGCCTGTTCGTAAGGTGGCTGGCCGAGCGTGAACAGAAGCGCAAGGCCGCAAGCGATGCCCCATCCAAGGAGCCAATTTCTCAGTTTCATCAGCGCAACTCCTGTTGTCCGAAAACCGGATCGCGGCGGCGGGCCTCCTCGAGATCCATATCGCCTTCGCGCCGGCGCCGTTCGATTTCAGCTTGGCCGTGGCCTTCCTTCACGCTTGGCGGTAGGCCGCGATTAGGCAAGTGCGAGAGCCCGCGTGTGCGCGAACTGACGTAATAGCGATTTGGATCGCGCTCGAGCGCATCATCCGCATCGCATTTCCACCATTCGGTTTCGATCGCGCCGCCGGCGTCAGTCTGCCATTTGGCGTAATCCTTTTTGGCCTTGCTGTAGGCTTTGAGCGCCGTCTCGTAATCCTCGAGGCTCTCTTTGAACTCGATCATCGCGAGATCGTATTCGGGACTACCCTCTTTGCCTTTAGGCACGTCCGGCCGTTTTGGCGGGATGGCCCTACGCGGGCCGATGTCCCACAGCCAGACGCGGAGAGCGCCGACGTCGCGAGCCAATTCCTGCATTTCTGCGGCCATGTTCGTCCTTAGAGCGCCATTTTGCCGATCGGCGGATCGACATAAGTTACATCCGCGGGCTTGGCAGATGGCGCAGCGGCCTTTGCGGATTTATCTGCGGCAGCTTTCGCCGCGCGGGCGGCCATGACGGCCCCAACCGCGATCTTGCGATACTCCGCGACCTTGATGGCGAGCGCGCGGGCTTCCGCGGCTTTCTTGGCGTCCTCATCCGCCTTGAGCATCTTTTGAACTTCGGCCTCGACCTCGGCGTCCAAGCCTTCCGGTTCGATCGCCCAACGGTCGGGATCGACGGATAGCGCGTGCGAAGCGTCAGAATTGTGCATGACGACCGGAGCGGGACCGGCGCCGTTTGCGTCGTGCCACGCCTTTGCTTCCGGACTATCAGCCGGCGGACCTTTGTCCCACAAGACTACGTTGCCCTGCGCGTCGATGTCCGACGGCAGGACCGTGTTGTGAACTGGCTTGGCAGGCGCGGCCGGCTTTGCCGGGACTGGATCGGTCATTTGCTTATGGCTCCGGAAGAACCGCGACGAACGCGCGGAATTGCGTGGATGGCGAGCCGCCGCCGGAAAGCACGGCGTAGAGTTTCAAGAACTGATATTTGACGTTGTTCTGTTCGTTGGTGAACAGGAGCTCATAGCGCGAGCCGCCAACTGCCGGCGGGGCCGGGGTGACAAAGCCGAAGGTATTTGAGAGCGAGGCGAAGGCGCCGAGCTCGAGCTCCGCAAGGGCTTGCGCGGTGCCGACCGTAAAGGCCGGATTATTCGATCCGAGCAGGAGCAGCTTGTAGAGGTTTGTCGATGTGGTGCCGATCGCCGTGAGATCGACCACGCAAACCGCGTCAATGCGGGCTTGCTGCGGGACGATGGTGGAAACGTCCGCGATCGACGGCAGGGTAACGACCGCGCCCTGATTGCCGCCGAGATCCACAAAGCCGTCCGCGCCGGCATATTGTGTGAAGCCGGTTCCTGTCTGTGCCGCGGCGCCGTCCGCGAGCCCCATGTTGGCGTCGAACGAGTAGGTGCGATCGCCAGCACCGGCCCACAATTCCGGAACGTAATCCGGATTGCGCCCATATTTGAGGAGCGCATTCATCGCGAGACGCCGACGCAATGCTTGCGGCATTGCAGTTACGATTTTCGTCATGGCTCTTTCCTTCGCGTCGAAGCGGTTCCCTTTAGGCGACGATTGGAGCGTTCGTCCAGCTATCGAGCCGGCCGAGGCAGTATTTGTGCTCATCGACCACGCCGATGTCCCAACTAATGTGCGTGCGGTAGGTTTTGCGATCTTGCAGCAGCCCGACGTCCTCCGGAGTGAGCGGACGGACCTGAATGCCGCGCAACATGCCCTCGCCGAGCGTCATGGCGTAGAGCGAAGCGGTGACGGCCGAACCGCCGCCGTTTCCGACTTCATTGAACTGTAGAACCGGGATCTGATCGTCCTTCGGATACCCGAACAACACCCGATGGCCGCCGTAGCTCAGTTTCGGCATTCCGGTTTCGTCCCAAGTCTGCATCACAAAGCCGGTTAGGTTTGTCGTGCGCGCGGCCTGGATCCAAAGCGGGAGTGAAATGAACGGGACGAAAAGATAGGTCGTTCCCGATTTCTTGCTGATATTGTTCAAGAACTGATCAAGGTTCGCCAGCGAGAGCGCGGCGCCGCCCGATGCGGTTGAGTTGTGGAACAGTCGGCCAAACTTGCGGGCGCGAACATTGAGGCCGTTGAACACGCGCGGGTTTGTCGATTGATCGCCCTTGACGAACGTGTCGATCCACAGCCGGCAGAAGGCCGTGATGCCCATGCGCTCCTCGTAATTCCTGCGCTCCGGGCCGTGGCGATCTTGAATTGCGCGATCTACGTCGATGTCGTGATCGATGATGTAGGTTGCCTCATCGAACGGGCTGATGATGCCATGTCCCGAGCTCGAGGCTTCGTTGATCCCGCGGAACTGCGGTGTCGGGAGTGCCGCCTCGCGGTAGCCGGTATATTTCGAGCCGCGAAGGCTCTCAAACGGCATTACCTCGAAAACGTCACTGTACTGAGTGAACATTTCGATGACCTGGCGGCGGATGTCCTCGCGCGCAAAGCCCTTCGCATATTCAGGAAGGGTGATCAGATTTGAGATCGCCATAGGTCAGGCTCCTTATGGATTAGGCGCGCTAGGCGTGTACGTCCACGTTCCGAGCGATACGTTTGATGTGTTGCTGTTGGCTTGGCCGAGGATCGTGCCGCTGGTCACTGTGCCATTGCCGCGGCCTAATTCCTTCGCAACTGTGTCGAGGGTATTAGACAAAAACGCAACTTCTGCGGACTTTTTGTTAAAGCCCGGATCGTTGATCGATATGGTGAGCAGCGCCATGTCAGCGTCCGTTCATCTTGTTTGGATCGTGGAATTGGCTTTGATTGAACGAGCGCGCGTATTCCCACCGTTCCGCTTGGCTCATCCGGTTGTATTCGTCATCGGAGACGCGGCCTGGCGCGGATGGTTCGGGTGTGCGGTGTGCCTGTGAGAAGTTGGCGGCGCCTTGCGTCATGCGGGCGGACAACAGTCGCTCAAAACCCTCGAGCGCTTTGGCGGTCCAAACGCCGGCCATCATTGCCGTCATCAATTCTTCGCCGACTTCGCCCTTGAGCGCAGTCTGTACGGCGGTAACGCGATTGGTTCCGTTGGCGCCGAGTTTCTCGCGTTCACTTTGAAGCGCGGTGTTGAACTTTTGCGCCTTCGCAATTTCGGCCGCGGCGTAAGCGTCCAGAACGCTCGAGGCATCATCTTGCGTCCAGCCCTTTTTCACGGCCAATTCTTTGAACGCGGGCCATGCCGGATCATTCGGGTCGAACTTAAATTCCATCCCTTGCGGGACGACAAAGCCCTTGGAGTTTTCGATCTTGACGTCCTCGGGCCGTTTGAAGGCTTGCGTTGAGCGGATCTGCGCTTGCGCATCGCGCGTGAGCGCCGCTTCGATTTCGGGTTTGATACCCTTCGCCGGATCGAAAAAGTTGTCTGGAAGCCAGTCAGGTTTCGTTATCGTTCCCGGTGTGGCTTGCGATGGCGTCGGGGTTGTCGAGGCGCCGTTCGACTGCGGGATCAGGGGCGACCCGCCTTGCGGCGCCGCGGCCGGCGCGGGCGCCGGCGCTGACGGCGCTTGCGGCGCGGGTGAGGATGGCGCGATCGCCGGATCCGGGGGCATGCTGACTTTCGATACCTTCCTGCATCAATCGCATTAAATCGCGGGCGAGACTGCGCCGGCCGTTCTGTGTCGGCAACGCACTGGACGGTTCAAGGTCGAAAACCGCCTCGAGCGTTCGGCGCAAAAATCGGTGCATCAGCAGGCCGTCATAGGTGAATGCAATCCGCGCGATCGCCTCGCGCTCCTCGGTCACCGGATCGACTTCATCCTGACCTGGCACAGACGATAGATAGCCTGGCGTGTTCATGCTGCTATCTGCGGTGCGCCCGGCGCGCCCGGTGTTTGTCCCTTGATCACGCCGCCCGGAGGCGTGCCGCCGACGAGTTTCGAGATATGGTCGATCGCAGCGGCGACTTGATCTGGCGGCCGGAACGCAACCAGCTTCACCCTCATCTTGTCCATGAGCTCTTTCATGGTCCCTTGCCCGTCGATCACAACCTTAAATTCTTCGGGGAAGAACTGCCCACACAACTGCAAGAATTGCACCGCCATTGCGATCTCTTGCTGTTCGGCCGCGCGCTGCGCTGGATTGTAGGCCGTGAGACTGATCGCCTTGCCGTCCGCTTTGATCTCTGGAACGATCCCGCGCTTTTGCTGAATGTATTTGAAGCGCATGAAAATCTTGGCCGGCCCTTCGCGCCAGAACGGCAATCCGGGCCGGCCGATGCGCCGCTGTGCTCGCGCCATTTCGTCTAGCCATTGTCCGAGCGTTGGCGGCGTGTCTCCGGTTTGCTGCGGAAAATCGACAAAGAACATTTTCCGCAACCGATGCTCTTTCTCCTCATAGGCGTAATTGGCGGCTTCCGCGGGCGGCGGTTCGTAAATCCGCTTCAT